ATTTATCTTCAGGGATTGATACATAATGTGCTTCAAAAAGACCCTTCATTCCTTCCAGGAAGGATTCGGTCATTTCAGTCTTGAGACCTTGCTCGACTGCCAGTTCATTTTCGGTGAACCATTCGTCTGCAACATACTCAAGATAAGAATCCACTCTTTCTGCGAGTGCTTCTTTAATAGTCTCGACTTCCTCTACGAGTTTTTCCTCGTATTGTGCTTCGAGTGCTTCTTTGATTTCTCCAACCTTAGCAGTCAGAGCAGCTTCAAAGATAGTTTTTGCTTTTTCTTTAAACTCTTCAGAGAGTTCCTCACCACCGAGAAGAGCATTAACATCTTCTTCGATGTCATACTCTTGAGTCTCTTCTTCTACTACTTCTTCAGTCTCTTCAACTTCAGCTTCAGCAAGAACTTCTTCATCTTCCAGTTCTTCTTCTTCCTTAACTGCCTTCATAGCATCAGCAGATTTTGCACCTTTGTTAACAACATCTCTGACCTGCTTGAGGGTAGCACCAGGAGTCTTCAGCTTTGCTGAATCATCGTCAGATCTGTAGTTCTCTGGTGTTGGACCACCGAGATCTTCTACAGAACCGAGTTGGGTTCCTGGGTCTGCGAGTTTAGGCATTCCTTCTGCCGCTTTTGCACCAGCATTAACGGCGGTTTTGGATTGCTTAGTGCCTACTTCCATTTCTTGTAAATCTCCACGAGACATTTGAACTCTCCGTTTAACCTTTGTTTTAAACTATATTTATTTATAAATTAAAGATTTGCGAGAAAGTCGTTGAATAAGTTCAACTTATTCTCATCCAGTTTCTTTTGATCTACAAGAGTGTTGATAGTCTTGTAGGTTTTCTCTGCATATTTTTCACGCAGAATTCCACCATCCCATACCCATTCTTTACCTTCCATAATTCCCGAAACAAATGCATCGGGTGCTGAAGGATCTGCTACAATATCAGCAGCAGTTGCAAGCATAAAATCTTCACCAACTACATTGATACCCTCTCTTGTCATTTTAAGGGAACCGATACCACGAGAGGAAACTCCCAACTTTACACCCTCAGAAATCAGAGATTCTGCAATCTTACCCATTGGGGTAGAAAGAATCTTTGCTTTTCCGATAATGTTATTTCCACTTTCTCTCAGAGAAATGATCTTGTGAGAAACTCTATCCAAATTTACAGTGGGCCCATCTGGATGTCCAAGTTCACCAAGTGCTCTACCTTGAGCAACATGGTTCTCATTATAACGAGCAACTTCACGACGAAGAGTTTCCATAGGATACATACGACCATTGCGGTTCTTAATGTTTCCTTGGAGGAAAACTCCTTCAATATAAAGAAACTTTTTACCGTTCTTGTTTTCAACGATAAATTCTACTTGTTCGATTTCTTCTCTGATAAGCTTCATTTTTTTAGTTGGTAAATCCTACTTTTGTTGCTTTGATTTCTACACTTGTCCAAATAACATCTGAAGAAAGTTTTTCCAAAAATTCAACCGAATTTGCTGGCATACTAAAATATGTAGTAGATGCTGCTCCAACTAAGGTAGAAATCCCAACAGTAACAATACCGGCAGTGTTATTATGTAAACGAACACAAGTTGCTGAAGTGATGCTAGTTGCAGTTCCTGCACTAACAGCCGTTCCAACTTCTGTTTCAATTATTTTAGTCCTTTGCATTGTTATTATATAATGGTTATAAACTATTTAGCAAATTGTTTATCCTTCAGATTCTTCATCTGCTACATATTCATTGGGGGAATCTTCAATTTCATCCCCACCAAACATCGAGTTTCCAACATAATCTTTGAAGGAATCTACTCTTTCTGCAGATTTTGCAAAGAGAAGATCTTTAATTTTGTCACTAATTTGAGATGGACTCTCATCAGTTGCAATCATATCTAGTAATTCATCCATTGTGTTAATCCTCTAAACGGTAATATTTATCAAATTTCCCCACCCTTGGGAATTTTAATTTCTGGAGCTTCTGCAGAACTCGTATTAATTTCGGGTTCTGTAACTGGTTTTCCAAGATCCATCTGAGGTTCAATTGGAATTGGTTGACCTGTTGTGGGATCGATAGTCATTTCTGCTGGATCTGGAATAACTCCACTCTTAATTTCCTTTTCGATGAGAGCATCTTGTTCAATAATTTCTTGATCAGTCTGCCTAAGAATCTTTCTTCTTAGATAGTCTTGTGAGAAATACTTGCCAACATAAGGTTCTGCACTTTGAACCATAGTCAATCTTTCGTTAAGAAGTTCTGCTTCTTTCAGTTCAGCAAAGTGATTATCATATAAGAAATCATATTGAATATGCTCTTCCATTAACTGCCAATCTTCTGGAGTTATAATATTTTTCAGAATAAGTTGAGTCTTCAGCATGTCGTTAAACATGTGAGAAAATCTCTTTCTCAGTCTACCGACAAACTTGCTGAACTTAACTTCATCTCTTAAGATCTCTGATGATCTGCCAAGATTAAATCCACCATCTCCACCAATTCTTGAAGTTGGAACATTTAAAGATCTATAGAGTTTATCTTGGAAATACTTAATATCCGTAATTTCTCCGAGATTTTGGCCACCTGGAAGTGTGGTAATTTCAGTTCCTCTACCACCCTCACGACGAGGAAGCCAGAAATCTTCAAGCATACTCATATACTTTTTATCGTCACGAATCTCGCCAGTGTTTGCATCATATACTAATTTATTGCGATATCTCATCATAACGTCCCTGAGATATTGCTCTGCTTTTACCTTTGGAAGATTGCCTACATCAATGTAAAAAATTCTTCTTTCAGGTGCTCTAGATAATCTGTAAATCACCAATGAGTCTTCAATCATTCTAAGTTGATTGAGTGCTTTGATTGCTTTGTGTAGGTATGAAAGAGTTGATCCTTTATTTCTATCCACAAGACCTGATGTGCAATATGTAATCGCATCTCTTGCAATTTTAATTCCCTGAGAACCACCCATTGAAGATGGATTCCCAGTTGGATATGTCATCTTCGGATTGTATACAAAATACTCTTCAATTTCTGGGAATTCATACTCCATTGGATTCCCACTATTAATATTTGCAAGACGAAATTTGTCTTTTTCAGTCTTCTTCTGCTGTCTTACATATCTAATTTTTAAGGAATCAATATAACGTAACTCTTGAATTCCTTCATGTGGATTTTTTAAATCAATTATTTTATGATAGTAAAGTCTACCATCAATATACCAATTTCTATAAATTTCATGAGACTTTCTATCAAAATCAAGTAACTCTAGAATATATTTAAATTCATCTCTAATTTTTTTCTTAATTCCATCACTTGCATTTAAATTTGATAGTTCAATTTCTACTGGACTATCATTAGTGTCAGAAACAATTGCTTCATTTACAATATCTTCAATAGCACCATCACACTCTGGATGCAGTGCCATCTCCCTATATCTTTTAATTAAATCAAATTCTGTTCTATATACACCTTCAATATCTACATACGAACCAAAAAACCCACTAGTTAAATAGTAGTCAGACCCATCCTCATTATTTGGAGGAACTGGGCTGACTACTGTGGGTGATTTTTTCTCGTTATCCTCAATTGAAAAACCAAATAGTTTAGCCATAATTTATTGTAATACCTTTGTAGTATTTATTATCGAATCAGAATTCCAGTTTGATCGGTAGCACCACCAGTATCTTGAGCAGAACCTGCAGTCCAGTACTGAACTTGGAATTCTACAGTGTAGTCTTCGATAGTATCAGTGCTGTCATAAGAAAGATCAATCGCAGAAATTGAGGTTGGGAAGATATCATAGAAGAGATAAGTTCTCAGTGGAGTAATTGCAGTTCCTCCAGCAATATCTGAATTGGAAGTTGAATTTTCCATTCTTGCACTTCCACCTCTACCAAGCTGATGAACAACAGCATTGGTCATGTATGATCCTGGATTGGTAGCACCAGTGTTATTATCCAATTTGCTGATTCCATTCATCCACAGTTCAAATGCACTGCGGAGTTTGAAGTCTTCATCGTTAATAACAGTAACAGTCCAAACATCAAATGTTCTGTCACCAGCAACCTTCAGTACTCTACCTCTGAATGGAACTTCAATTGGAGATACGTTAGATGCTGGCAGTGCAGCAGTTTTGCACAGGAATTGGAATGTTTCTGCATCCCAATCTGCGCCAACAGCAGCTGCTGGGAAGTTTGGAATATTTACTTCAAATAAATTAGGTCTTGCGCCACCACCCGCAAGTTTTGATTTGAAGTTGGTGATAGTTCTTAAAGTTGACATTTTGAGTTCCTCCTTTTGTGATTAAATTAATCTAATTAAACTCTACCAGCAACTTCTTCAAAGCTTACTCCAGTGCGAGTAGCAACGAAGGTAAGAGTTACGTAGTTAATGGACTTAGCTGGTTTCAAGAAGATGTCAGCTCTGAACTCATTGTTATCAATGACATCAGGAGTGTTGTTTGTTTCATCGCAAATTACGAGGAAATCATAGAGTCCTCTCTTTGCTTGAATATCACGCAGATATGGTTCAACGATATTTACGAAGTTTGCTCTGGTGATTTGGTCATTAAGTTCGAAGAGTTGTGCTTGAGCAGATCTTTCGAGTGCTTGCTCAACGGTCAGGAACAGACGACGGACGTTGATTCTATCGAATGCGGAGGCATAACCAAGAGCAGTCTTATCTCCGAAGAGAAGAATTCCAATTCCTGGTTGATTTATGATAGAGTTGATTCTTGCACTATAAAGTTGATCTCTTTGAGCTTTTGATGGATTATATGCCAACTTAACGGCATTATTAATAATTCCTCTCTGTTGACCAGCAGGTGAGAACCAAGGATATGCAACAACATTCGTTCTGAACATCAATCCAGCAATATCAGCATTGCATGGGATGTATCTGAACAGGTTATTGAATCTATCATAAGTATACTTATATCCACTATCAAATACTGCGTATGAAGAAGATGAAAGTGAACTGAAGAATCTAATAACGTTATCAGTCTGAGTATCACTGTTTGGAACATTAATAACATTTGCTCTATGTGGAGAAATAACTGCTATGCAATCTTTTCTCAGATTTGCAATAGAAATCAGATGATTTGCTTTTGCTTGAGACTCTTGCTCATTGCTAAGACTTGGACCATTGATTAAATAATCAACTTGTATTTCGTCTTTGTTGGAGAATAAATTATATGCAGTAACAATCTTGCCGAGCTCTGCCTCCATACCACCACTTGTAGAGTAATCAACTCCAAGAGTCAAGTTATAGGTGACATTTCCAATTGCATTGAATGTAACACCTTGAGCATTTTGTCCCCAAAGACCTGCCGCTGTCGTTATTGGTGTCCATGAAGTTGAGAATCCAGTTGCAACTGGTGTAGTTCCCCAATGAGAATCATATGCATCTGATGGATTATTTCCAGCATAAATGTATGAAGAATAAATCGAAAGATAGTTCTTGTACCAAACCTTCTGTGGAGAATTTACTGCAGATACTGCATCGAGTGCTTTAGAAACACTAATATGCTTCTCAAGAAGATTTCCCTGAATACCCGTAACTGTTCCAGTATCATCGACAATTGCAATATGCATTGCATCATTCTTGCCACTTCTATCTAATGAATAAGCATTAGATACTGGTTTTGGTGCAATTGACTTCCAATAGATTGTGCTATTGGTCAAATTGAGGGTCTGTTGATCATACCAATCAACTGCAGTTTGTGCAGTTTGGGTCGAATCTCCAGTTCTTCCCGAAATTGTTGCGGCAATACCAGCATTAATTAAACTTGCGATGGTACTTGCGGAACCAATGAATACTGATGTTGTTCCAACAGAAACAATAGAAACACCAGCATCAAATGCTCCAGTGACTGTTATAATGTCACCGGATTGAACATTAGAAACAGAATCGACAAAAATTTCGGTAGATCCTACTGCTACTGAAGATCCAATTGAAGTCACTAGGTCATCAAGTGGAATTTGAACTACCACACCACTATTATTTACAAAAGTTACATTATCCGATGCTTCAATTGATGAATTAATATTTCCCTGTGCATAAGAAATTGGAGTTTCTGTACCACCAGTAGATACTCTTGAGAGAATCTTTACATCAATTGTTGAGTTTCCATTGACAACATCTGTACTAACACCGGTAATGATTCCCTTAAGGTATCCATTAAATGATGAAACGGTTCCATTACCTGGAATTTGAACTGATGATAAAGTCGTAGTAACACCATAACCAATAACAGCACCAAGTGCTGATAGGTCTGTCGTAGAAATTCCAATTGTTTGGTCTGCTTTATCGTCAATAACACAAACCTTAAGGTTATTTGCCCAAGATCCTGGAGTCTTTGCAGCAAAAACAAACTGTACAGGGTCAGTGGACCAACTTTGATTATAGTTATCAAAGTTTTTAATTTTTATATCATCGTCAGCTGTTTTTCCAACTCCAGCATTAGCAGTTTTTAAGGATGATCCATCAACTCTAGCAACCTTAAGAACACCACCATATGAAAGATATGATGAAGCACTCATCCAGTACTGGTATTGTGAGTCCGTAGAGATTGATTTTCCAAATACGTTAATGAGTTCCTGTTCGGTTGTAATATCAATTGGTTCTTCAACAGGACCAATAGCAAAAGGACCTGCAATTGCTCCAATATTATCTAATACATTATCAGCTCTTCCTACAGTTAAATCAACTTCCCTGACGAGTACGCCTGGAGATAATTGAGGAGTCGCCATGTTTTTCTCCGTAAATCTCAGTTTATCTAAAAAATATTTATGAAAAACTAGTTTTCGGGTGGGGAAATGGTGTGTGAACAGCTACCAATCTGGATACTCCCACCTATCCAAAACCCTAGTCGTCATTCTACTTGCAATTATTCTTTTAATTGTACAGTCCTTGCACTCATAAGAGTATGATGATGGAACTGGACCCCTATCTTTTCGGGTTCTATAAAATCCATCAATTAAATTTTTAATCTTACCGCAGGATCTACACTTCCTATCATTGAGCAGTAAATGACCCAATCTAATTTGACCGTCAATATCCATCAGGATAAGTACTCCCACATATATGCTCTATCACCATATTCGTCGGTATACCACCTATCACCGTCATTATCGACAAAACTTTCAGAATCTAATCCATCAACAATAAAACCAAATGGTGCCATGTCCTGCTCAATTTGATTTTTTTGTTCTTCATAAATTCTCTTGCGAACATCCTGATCAGTGAGTTCCTTAAAGTAGTCTTGAGCAACCAACCAAGCATAAATCACCAAACACATTGCAAGGTCATCATTACATCCTTCTTCTGCCTCAAAGGAATTATGCTTCTGAATAAATGTTGTGAGTTCCGAGATTATCTCATAATCATTCAAGAGAAGTTTATTCTCTTCAATCATAGTTTTGAGATTGAGACATCCAACTTTCTTTACTGTTTTGGACATCTTAACGCCAAGTTGAGTTTTCTTTCCGGAAAATCCTTGACCAACAATTTGTCCTGCTCTACCCCGCATAGAACACATTAGGAGATTATTATACTCCAAATCATAATGAATAATGCTTGCCACTTGGTCTCCAACATCATTCACTTCGCATAAGATATAAGAGTCATTATAGTTCTTTGCAACATCAACAATAATGCTTGGGAAAAGCATTGGTTTGATTTCATTATTTCGATACTTTGCAACTACTTTATGTGGAAATGTTGTGATATCAATTACAGTAAAAGCAGAATAGTCATTTCCAACTCCACGAGCAACGTCAACAGAAATTACATAATCATGATCATTTTGCACATCTTCATAAACATCTAGACCAGCACTTCTCTTAAGTGGATGGTCGTAAACTAGACTCTTGAGTTTGCTGGGTGCAATCAGAGTATCAACTGACCCTAAGAATTCGCATTCAAACTCAACCTTGAACTGCTGTTCTGATGTGTTTGCAATCGTCTGAGCTTTCCATACATCATCTCTACCGGGAACTTCAGACCAGTGGACATCTGTTGGGATATATTCATTCTTTTTCTTTTCCGCATCATGCCACATTCGGTAGAAGTGATTCATACCGTGTGGGGTGGAAACGATAATTACTTTCGTACTCTTGCCAGAAGTAATAGTAGGATAAACAGATGCAAAGAAGGAATCTGCGATATGGTTTGGAACGAACGCAAATTCGTCGAGGAATAGGATATTGAATGACATGCCTCGGACAGCACTTGCAGACGTAGAAGCAGCCAGAATCTTTGACCCATTTTCTAACTCCAGAGAACCTTTATTCCATGATATAATACCCTGCTGCATCCACTTTGGTAAGTTTTCATAAGCAGTCTGTAACCTATCCAGAAGCTCCCTGGCGGTTGCTGCTTTGTTTGCCAGGATACCGATGTTAACATTATCATTAAACACGGCATAATGGAGCAGGAAAGATACCACAGTGGTGGACTTACCAGTCTGTCGTGGCATCTTGCAGATATTAAATCTGTGGTTATGAAAGTTATTAACTAACTTCTCCTGAAAAGGATACATCTGAAAAGGTTGCAATCCCTTATCCAGGGTCACAATCTTTACATAATTCTTTGCAAAATAAACTGGGTCTTCCTTACACTTAACAAACTCAAGGATTTGTTCTTGAGTAAACTCAATTGGAGTGTTAGCCTTTTTTAATAACGGATTACCAAGATATACATCACTCATAAGAATTACCTACTAATTTCTTCCCAGTCCATTGATGCGTAAACCTCTTCACTACTTGATATTGGAGATGCTGCGACAACAAGTGTTAGTTCATAAGGAGTTCCAGTTAATCCATTTCTTTCTAACTGGAACTTGAATAGTGCTTCCTTAAGAATATCAACATTTGGAGAACCTTGATTTGCTGAATTGAAAAATCCAGATGCCAATATTCTACCTCCAGTTATGCCAGTTCCATTCAGTTTGTACTCGACTGCACTATCAACACCAGCACTTGTCCAGGTTCCTCCCGTAGTAGTTCCTGATGCTCTCATCTGCCAATTATAATTAATGCCATTACTAACTCCCATCAAAGAAATAGCTGTTAAAATTACAATAGCATCTAAACGATTTGGGGATGATTTCAATCTTATGCTAATTACTGGATAAAAAGTTCCAGCAACACTAAGAACATATGGTGATGTAATTGGTGTTCCTACAGATTGTTGTAATCCACTCAACTCATAACCACCTTCAGAAATTACGGTAGAACAAACTTGCTTGAGAGTGCTGCTACTTGTAGTAATTCCTGTATTAGCAATCTCATACCTCAGGGGAAGTGATGCTGTTGTAATATAAGTTGATTGAATTAGGTTTGCGTGGTGGAATGAATGGCAGTGAATCATCACTCCATTAATAACAAATCCCATTCTAACTGTACCAAGTCCCAACCACTCAATATCCATCCAAAGAATTTGTGCTTTGGATTTATCTAAAGTAATTCCAGAAACTCCAGTACCATCCAACTTATCAACATTCCAATCTTCCTGTGCTACCCTTGTTTCAGTACCAGTAGATAAACTTCTTTCGACAAAGTATGCTGTTGTATCATCAATCTCAAAATACATTCCATTATCTGCACCAAAATATCCAATTCTTTGTCTTAGATTCTCTTTTGGTGTGGCAGGAACAAATGTAT